CGACGGAATCAAAACGGCATAGGGCACCCCCATCCCCACAGTACCTTTTTTTCTGAGGTCGGAAAGCCGCTATTGAATGGCTTATTTGAAGAGGTTGAGTCGATCCACTTGGAACTGTAGCGACTTGTTGTGTATCTCTTGCATTGTTGGTGCTACCTTGTCCACTGCGGGCTTCAGCCACGCAGTCTTGGGGATGGTCACACTATCGTTTGATAGATCTTGTATCATCTTTAGCTTTGCACCCTTTGGCCACCACTTACTACTCTTCTTTGATCCACCAACAACTCTGAATATTCCCTTAGATTTTTGAAACTTGTGGTATATTTCACGCTTCCCAGTCTTTACAGCATTGAACACCTTGATAATAAGCTCTTGATTATCATTCTTAGCTTTTATTCTCTTTGATAGTAATTTGATGCGATTCATCCTGTTGCGTGGTGTTGCTAACTTCTTACGTGGTGATGTGCCTGTGCCCTTGTCGCCTGATCCCTCGCCTGATGCATAAGATGTTGCAATGGGTATACCTTCAGAGCCTTTCTTAACCTTCTGCCCTCCAAACTCCTGATCTTCCATATAGTCTGCGATAGAGCCGACCGTGGACTGCATACGATTGATGTTGTTAGATCTTGCCATATCAACTCTAACTGATGATAGAGTAAATCTATTACGAATTACCATCTTCTCTTGTATAATGTCTTTGGCAACTGCTGCGGTTTTAAATGCTGTGACGTTCAACGTGTTCTTGGTGGCGAATGGTACGGCAGTCTTGGTAAACTTCCCAAGCTGAAGCTCTAACTTGTTTATATTATCTGTCTCAACTGACATCATAATAACCTCCTGTTGATTACATTTAATATAAGCAAATTATCAAACATATTCAACAAAAGGTTTATGATGCTTTATGTGGTGGTGTTTTTGTCCTTATTAAACCGGCAGGAATCCACGAACGTTTTTTGCATTTACAGAGGAATATTTCAATTGGTTTTGAAGTTCTCCAGTTCTCCGCTCTCATATCAAAGAACCCCTCTACCACTTTTGTTTTTAGATATTTTGCTTGATCTCCGCAGTGGAAACAGGTGAGAGTTTCATTTGGTTTTAATGTTCCACGTGAAACATCTTTATCTTTTTTAATAGCCATATTTTAATATCCTTCAAAATACGCATTGTGAAGTTCTGCCGCTTCTTTTGATATATAAACAGGTTCAAAAACGGGCATTTTGCAGCTGTCATTTTCATCGCAGTTTATTTTATTAAGTTTGGATTGCTCTTGTATTTCGCTTGGATGCAAAAAATAGAAACCCCATTCGATAGAATCTTTATCTTGATATACTTTGAAATATAGCTGTTCAGTATCCGCTGAAGTATCTTCTGTTTTTAATCCAAGATCATACTTACATCCACACTTCACAAGATCAACACAACCTAGAAGCTTGTCACCGTGAGTTCCACCTACTTTTTGGGCTAACTCTTCAAGATTTTTAATAGCTGTTTGAAAGTAATTATTAATCTTCATAACATACCACCTAAAACGAGATAAGGCCCTCTAAGTTTAAGAATGTTGGAGGCTACTCCTAGCACGGATCATAATCGTGCAAACATTCAACAAAACAGAAAGGGCCTTGAGAATTTTTATGATCTTTTGTTTAAATAATTCACGATAGCTATTCGTGAACAGGTTTAATATAATATGATTCATTTAAGTTTGCACAACTTATTTATTTTTATTAATTTATTTATCATTATCGACAGATAACCATTCTGACATCTCCCTTGCCATTTCTCCAACCTCTGCGCGCTCTATTGGGTCTATTACTTTTCTAATGTATCCTTTTTTTGATGCTTTGTCTAAGAATAGAGAGAATGCAACTTTTCCCCACTCTTCAGGTGATGGCTCTATTTTTGGAGGTAATAGTTTTAAGTAGAATTGTTTATAAAACTCATTAAATATCAGTTTAAAGTCTTGTTCATCCAAGTAATAATACAAACTATATAGTTCATTTTTAACCTTATCGGAAACAAGAACGTTGTTCACAACCTTTTTTAAAAACAACTCATAGAGCTTTATAAAATCACTTTTGATCATATTACTACCAGCTTGCCATCTGCTCTTTAAATTTCTCGCCAATATCACCAAATGTATTATCAACTATTGATTGTTCCTCTTGTTTCTCTTCTTCAGTTTTTAATTCTGATAATAGATTTATGTACATTTGTGAAGCCTGATGTTGTAGTTTGGATTTAACAGGTTCTAAAACAAACGGAGGTTTACCAGTCCACTCATCTCCGCCATCAAGCCTACTGAGAAACGCGGCTATTGTTACGTTTACACCTCTTGCCATCTCCTGTTTCAATTGGAGGTGATAGCAGTTGATGGAGTGGATAGAGTGTTTATTTCCAAGCAACTGCATTTTTTCAAATTTCCTACAGCTTTTTAAAATTGATTTAATCAAAAGAAAACCCTCCTCCCCCTCCACTTTTTTTGTTGGTTCTTCCTGGATGATTGGAGGCGATTTTATAGGTTTATCCCAACAGGAGGTTATTTTGTTATGTTTAGGTTTACCTTTAGTCTCTGAGTTTTCGGATAGGTTGCTATCTGAGTTTTCGGATAGGTTGCTATCTGAGTTTTCAGATAGGTAAGATAATTTTGGGTTATCTGACATTTCACTAATTGCAGTTTTAGATAGATTTATTTGCTGAGTAAATTTATAAATAACTATCTGTCCATTTCCACCAGCTCGTTTTCCAGTGTCTTTAATCAACCCTATTTCTCTAATCCATTTAACAGTTTTATAAACAGTGTCTTTATTCAGCCCTGTTTCATCTATAATTCTAGCTCCTGCGAGAAAGAACTCTTCGTTGTTGGTGTAGCAAGCCATATAAAGCAATATTGATTTTACAGTAGCAAGCTTAATACCTTTTTTAAGCGGTATATTTTTAAGAGTGGTGTTTACAAATTTTCTATTTTCAAAGCTCAATGTAGCCTCCTGAGTATTTAATAAGTAACTGAAGCCGTTAAAATAGCAGCTGCTATCCAATAGATAACTTTCCTTGTATCTTCTCCTATGTAACCAAGAGCAGATAAAAGACTTAATGCAACCATTATCGTTGGGAATATTTGTTGTTTATTGATATCTACTCCTGCCAGAACTATTACATTTAATCGCTACTCCAGTACTTTTATATTTTGGGGGCTTACACCCTAAAGCTTCTGCAGCCTTTTTTATACCTGCTGGAGTAAACTTTGAGTACCCGTCTCTAACACGCTTTATTCGGTCAATGTTTATCCCTGTTTTTTGGGATAGTTCTGTGTAGTTACTGCCGCTATCCCTAATGGCTTTTTTGAGCCAATCAGATTCCAACTTTCTTAAACTGTCCAATAGTTCCACCTCCAAACGCAAAAAAGCCCTTAACAATTCAATGTCAAGGGCTCTCAAAGAGATAGATAGTTAGATCGTCAAGAACTGTTAAAGCTTAATAAAACAGGACTCAACCTATTTCTCTCAAATGTGAGTTTAATATAAAAGCTTTTTAATGTCTAAAGGGATCTAATACCAACCATCGACAATTATGAATATAACCCATTTTTTTAGAAACTAACCATTTTTTATTGCATTATTAAAAATTTATATGTAGATTTATAAAAAGTGTAATTAAGACTTTTAGTAGATAATGGGGTGTAAGTGAATATTTCAAAAGAAGATTCTGGACTTCTCCAGAAGATAAGAGTGCAGAGGGTTCAACTCTGTTTTATTCTTACTATTCGTACCGGCATACCTCCTTTTAGGTTGGAGAGAAAAACAACTGATGAGCTTGTTGAGATGTACAACCAAAGCAATGAGGATAGATAATGGAAGCCGATAATAAAAAATTAATATCGTTGGCTGATGAGTTGGAATCTATTGGAGTTAATCCAAACAATGTTCTCCTCAAAGCGATAGAGGAGAAACGGAGAACCACACACGATATCGAGTATAAGTGTTGTGGGAATTGCTGTAATCAAAACAGTTGCACCGTTCGGAAACTTGCGGTTAAGATGATTCAAGAGTGTACGCTGTTTCATAATTTTGGAGATACTACTGAGATAATGAAAGATTTAGAGGCTTTTATTGCTGTTCAGTGTGGGACGTTTGGGATTATTGGGGATGTTGCTTTTGAATAGCAAAGTGCAAAATATGCACATTCTTAACACCGATGTGTTGCGCTAAAGTCGCGACAACATATTGGTTATGGCTTTAAGGAGAGTAGAAAATGGTATTAGGTGATAGTTTTTACGACGATTTGGGAGAATTGTTGGAGAAATACAGTGGTATGGAAATGACCAATGCAGAGTGTGTTGGTTATCTGATGTTTAAAGTTAATGAATTATTGACACAAGGTGGAATAGATGTGGACACGGGCGAATTACAAGAGTAGAAGGATGATAGAAAAGGCTTCGGAAAAAGTATTAAAAAATGGGAAGATGAAAAGACTATATAATGCTTTGATTAAAAAATCGTATGAGGTTGATAATTTTAACAAAGCTGTAGATGTAGAAGACATTAAAAAGGTATTCACAGATTTTAAATAACGCTCTTGTCGTTTGCAAACGAGGAACAAGAGCAGTCAAATGAACAAGCTGGTTATGGCTTGTAAACTTTAAAAAGGATAGAAAATGGTAAAATTAATAGAAGTTACCAAAAAAGAACGAGCAATTTTAGATAAGATGCTAGGATTTACAGAAGAAAATTGGTATCAATTTAAATGTCATTTTAATGAAACTGAAACAAATGACGATTTAGATGAAGATTTCGAGGAGTTTAAAGATAGAATTTCTAGACTATGAAAAAACTTAGAGCTATGTGGCGAAGTTGGCTAATAGTAAAATGTTACCACTGTGAAAACCCTAATAGGGTAATACCAACAGCCGAAGAGATGATAAAATTTGACATTGGAACTAATGTGGATGCTGAGAATATTTCTATTATTCGCAAGTGCCCTGAGTGCGGTGAAAAATTTGAAATCACTAGAATTGCTGGTTTATCAATAGATGAGTTACTGAGCAAATAACGGCGGGGTAAAATCCACCTTATAACAACTGAGTCGTTTTCCACAGCTTTATCGTGGTAAAATGAACGCGCTCGGTTATGAACAATTTTAAAAGGATAGAAAATGACTAAAGAAGAACAGAAAATAATGGAAGAAGTATTTAATACTCTTGATGGTGTTGTAGGTGATACCGACCCGCATTTGGAGGGTGATATGACCGAAGATGATATTAAACACGAATATCCTGTATTTTGGTGTTGTCAGCAGTTATCACAATTTGTTGGGGAAAAGGCTAGGAATAAGGCTATTGAAAATGGTTAAATTTATTCTTAGAAAATTATACCCTAAATTTAAGGAATTTCCAAAAAATAAAGGGTTTCAAATAATTGAACTTGGAGAAAGCTGTATTCGTCTTGTTTATTGGCACAGCGAACACGCAGGAACTACAGTAATAGATTGTGAGTAGTATATAACAACCTAGGTGGTGAGCGAGCTTCAAAGCGAAGTCGCACCAACCGCCACGGTTATGACTTTTAGGGAGGTCAAAATGACAGCAGAAGATTACAGGATAGCTTCTGATAAGATTGAGGCTCAAAGAACTCAAGATTATGCTAATTTAGATGAGAAGTTCATTAAAGAGAACTATGGATATTCTATTGGTGATAAAATAACCATTCCAGCAACAGCATTTAATAATGATGATGGAATACCAATTGTTTTTGAGTTAAAAAAAGTTCACATCTTATCATCTAATAAAAGTGATAAGATGAAAATTGCACTTCGTGGACAAAAGTTAAGTAAAAACGGTAAAAAAGTCCTTGATAAAAAATGTTACCACGAGCTTAGTTTAGAAATGGACAAAGGTATTAGCTGTTTTAATAGACTTAGCGACTTTATGAACAAAGATCATCCAGGCATAACTCTTTTGCCTCTAAAAAAAACTATCAAAAAAATTGACAGTAAACCACAACCTAAAAAGAACCTGCAAAAATCCGTTAATACTGCTACCCCAAGCAAAACAGAGGATTGCAAGGCTTTAAAGTGCAAAAAGTGCGGTAATTATAAAAGTAATTATTCTAATGAAGATCAAAGGTATTGGTGTTCTATGTTTAATTTTAAGTTTGGAAATAAAGGATTAAAAGTTTAATGGTTAATCTACTAAGAAAAAACAATTGGTTTTGCAGTTTCTACCCAAAGCCAAAATCCAAAAATAGAACATACAAAAGCGGTTTTAAAACTAAAAAACTCGCTCAAACCTACGAAGATCAACATAAATCTGGGGGGATCAATAGCCAAAATTCTATTATGGATCAAAACTTCTATAATTTGCATTTTGCAGAAGTTGCGGAAAAATATCTCTATCAACATCTCGAAACAACCAAAACAGGCAAAAGCAATAGCTCTTGTGTTAAAAAATGCATCCAACGGTGGGGAGATTATACCCTCGCAGGAATAACAACTGAAGATGTCCGCGAGTGGATTACTGAGTTGTTAAACTCCGAAAAATATGAAGTGTCAACGATTAGTAATTATTTAACATATTTCAAAAGAGTTTATAGCTATGCAAACGAAATTGAGTTGATCGATCGCAACCCAATTGCAAAAATCAAATTTACAAAAGAGTTTCAACGTAAAAATGTTAGAAAAACGGTTATGGACATTGTGCAGTTTAAAGAGTTTGTGAAATGCTTTGATAAATCACCGTGGTACATGAGGGATATTATTACAATTCTCTTTCACACCGGTTGGCGGATTAATGAAGTTCTCTCTCTTAAATGGGGCGAAATTGATTTGCGTGTGGGTATGCTATTAAAAAAAGCAGCCGATACAAAAGAGGCTAAAGATCGTGTTGGTGTTTTAGAAAAAGAGCCGTTGGAGCTGTTAAAAGAAATTAAAGAGAGGACCATAAAAAAAGGTGAGTCTCAACTTGTTATTGATAGTTCCTACGTTTTTAATTTAACGCTTGATAAACACCTCTCTTACGATACGTATTACCAAAACTACCGCAAGGCTGTTAATGGCACCAAATGGCATAAATTTAATATTCACGATCAACGTGGTTCACTTGTAACCAGGTGGAGGCAAGAGGGAAAAGATAGGGAGCTTACCAAGCTTCAAACGGGACATTCTACAAATGATATGTATGATAAGTATAATGTAACCCGTGCGGAAGAGCTTAAGAAGCTTGGGGCATACTACAAGCTGCACGCAGAGTTGTTGGAGAGTGTTGTTGATGAGTTGAAGGGAATTGTGGATGGTGCGGGGATTTCTCCTAGTACTGTGTTTGCAGTTTTAAGGGAGAAACTATGAAAAGTTTGAAAATAATTGGTTATATCTTTTTAATTTGGTGGATTATTGGAACTATTTTTTGGATGGCTAGACATCCGGATGCAAACCAGTTTACAACTATTACAAATTTTACAAAGGTTTTAACTTTTAAAGTTAATGAGGATTTAAAAAGGTGATTAAATTATGAGTATTAATGATCAAAATATGGATTGTATGGAGATGATGGCTGCACTTGCTGATAAGTCTAAAAATTTGGCTCCTGTAGACCCCCCGTATTTTAAAGGGCCAAACAGAGAAAAGTACTTTGGTGGTGGTTATTCCTCAACAGGGGTTAAACGCCCAGATTATCCAGGCATTAAGGGTTGGGAGATTCCTACTTTAGAATATTTCAATGAGCTTACGAGAGTTTCAGAGAATCAAATCATTTGGGGAGCTAATTACTTTAGCTTTATTGGAGAACCTTTTGAAACTCCAAGAGGTGAAGAGATAGGCGACTTTATCAAAAAACATCCAGTGGGTTGGATAATATGGGATAAGTGCAACGGCAATAGCTCTTTTAATGATTATGAACTAGCTTGGACATCATTTGAAAAACCTACTGTGATTTTTAAGTTTATGTGGAATGGAATGATTCAAGGCAGAAATAGAGTTTGTGGCCACGTTGCTCAAGGAAACAAGGCTTTGAATGAAAAAAGGATACATCCAACTCAAAAACCTGTTGAGCTTTATCTGTGGATGTTAGAAACTTACGCAGAAGATGGTGATGAAATTCTTGATACTCATACAGGTTCAGGATCAATTAAAATTGCCTGCCATCGTCTAGGCTTAAACTTTACAGGATCAGAGCTTGATAAAAAATATTATGATTTGAGTGAACAACGGTTCAAAGAGGAGACTGCACAACAGAGTTTTCTTTGAGTTTAAGCCAATCCCCGCTTCACAGTTTTACAAAAAGAAAGTGACTTCGCTCTCTTTTTTCTGTCTATGGTTAACTGTCTAAAGTTAATAAAGTTGTCTCGTTGGTTAATTATCGGGTTTTTTCTGTTTTTTGGGCTAAAATTGAGTTTAGGGGTGCAAACGTGCTTGGGGTGGTCGGTTGTGCCTCTTATATCCTTAAAAATTGGCTCTTTTTAAAAATTAACCTATCAGACACTTAAATTTTTAGTAAAAAAAAGTAAATTTTTTTCGTTTTCTCCAATTTTACTTGGCTAAAATAAGGGATTTTGTAGTGAATATAATAGAATGTTAATAATCCTATTGTTTACACTAAGTTAATCTAGTATATTTCTAGTGGATGTGACAGTTCATTATAAGCTAAATAAAAATTCTGAAAACGGGATTATCAATGCGAAATGGTTATTAGCTTAACCTCTGTCACTCGTGTTTGGTAGTTCCGTTTTCTTGTTTTAAAGGTGGGTTTTATGATGATGGCTTGGGGTAAAAATAATAAGCTTGTTAAAGATGAGTTTGAAAAAGCTTTTGAGGGGTTTGATTATCCAAAGGAGTTTTGGCAGAAAGAAGTTGATGCTGCTGTTATAAATATTGCAACTGGTTTTTATAATTGTCATTCTATTAAAGAGGTGCTTAAACGGTTAAAGTTGGTAACACCTAAAACTCTTAAGCTGAATAGAAAAGGTAAATACTATTTATGGTATAAAATTAATAATGACAATGCTAATCTTTTGAGGAAACAACTTACTTTTTTATTAATTGATCCGATGTATTCTTGTTGGAAGTGGGCTATAGTTGAGGGTAATTCTCTTGTTAAAAATGGAGAGGCAGAAACTACTGCAGAACTTGTGGCAATTCAACAGGAAAATAATATTGCTGATGTGTTTATTGATGTTGGTTTTTCAACAATTATAGAAAATCCAAGAGAATTAGCAAATAAAAATGGGTGGCATTGCATAAAAGGTAAATCGGGTATTAAACGTGATGGTATTGCAGAATATATCGACAAATTTTGTGGAGTTGGTGAAGATACTGTTGAAGTTGGGGATTTTCAAATATGATTGAAATAAAATACAACGAATACGGCCTTAAGTTTCTCCGGTGTTTAATCGGTGGGGTTGGATTGTATAAAAAACAATCTGTGGAGATTTATAGTGATGGCTGTGGAGTTATTCTTCTTCGAAAAGGCGAAATTATCCACGATTGGGATGTTGTTGAAATTCCAAAAAATAGCAAGATTGATCTCTTTGGTGTTAAACGTGAGGGGCTTTTTGTTATTGGTAAAAATGGAAACTTGGAATACCATGGTAGAATAACCAAATCAGTTTTTATAAATAGTGAACATTGGTTGCAGATATCCGGTGGAATTGTTAACGGTGATTCTGATAATGTTAAAATCAATTTTGAAAAGTTAAAGAGGTTAATGAATGAGAAATCTTGAACAAATTACAGCGGCCGCTCGTATCGGTGGCGAACTTACCGAAAAAGAGACGAGATTTGCTCTTTGTGCTTATGATGTGCTTTATGCGCAAATTACCACAGAAAACACAGCTCCTCTTTTTATTGCTGAATATTTCAAGGCCGCCGAAACAGCGGTTGATGATTACGTGGGAGAGGCAAACAGCCCAGAAAATCCAGAGTTTATTGAGTGGTATAAGGTAATGCACAAAATGTGCGATGATATCGAAGCTGATGGGCTTGATGGTGATTCATAATGTTTCCCCAATTTATAATGGAAAATCTCAGTTGGATCTGTTTAGTGTCGGTTTTACTGGCATTTTTTGCTTTAAGTTTCATTCTCGTTAGAGCCGATAAAAAGTGTGAAATTTCTAAACGGTGCGAAGAGGTTCGCAATAACGGCAATTATGGAAGAGTAAATAATTATGATGAATAGGTGCGGTTTTAATGGCTAAAATTAATCTCCGTTGTTCCTGCGGTTGCAAATACATCAAATTAACAGAGAAAGATGTTCTATTCTCTCAGTTTTATGACGGTGTCCAGGTTGTTAGGCCGTGGGAAACTGAAAAAAGAAAAGATTCTTTTCGGTGTGGATATTGTTCTGAAGTTTTAAACAGACATATCCCATCTAAAAGGCGAACTAAAGATGAGTGGGAGTTGATACTTTCTGACAATTTCGGGAAATCCGTTGTGGAAATTGCAAAAGCGATCGGAGTAACTGCAAATTGTGTTTATGCTGCAATTAATAAATATGGCTTCCATGATAAACTTAAAAATCCTGTAAGACGAAAAGAGTATTGGGTTAAGCTCCATAAGGATAATTTAGGGTTGAGTGAGGGCGAGATTGCAGTAAAAGAGGGTATTCCTGAGAAAACTGTTGCTGGTGGATTTTATCGATTTGATTTGAGGTGAAAAATGGATATCAAAACACCTCCAATTAGTTTTCTTCCAGAAAGTGGGTTGATAATCCGACAACCTTGGATTGAAATGGTTCTTTCTGAGTTAAAGCCGTGGGAGATGCGAACCTCTAAAACTAAAAAGCGGGGTAGGATTTGTTTAATTGAACAGGGAACATCTTCTATTGTTGGTGAAGCGAATCTTGTAAACTGTTTAAAGCCTCAAAAACGTTTTATTGAGGATGATTATTGGTATTGGAAGCACAGGATTAAAGATAAATCTCTTATGGGGAAATGGGATACCCCGTGGATTTTGAGAGAAGTTAAGCGATACGATGAGCCAATAATATTTAATCAGCCTTCGGGGGCTGTTATTTGGGTTGATGTTCATAAGGCTATATTTGGGTAGTCAGTTGTTAACAATTCATCAACATTTATATAACAGCCTAAGTGGTGAGCGAGCTTCAAAGCGAAGTCGCACCAACTGCATAGGTTATGACTTAGAGGAGGTTGTAAATGAGTGCTAAAGATTTTGTTGAGATATTTAATAAATCTGTTTCAGACAGAGTTGAGGCAACAAAGAGCTGGGTTGCTGTTCTTAGAAATAAAGGCGTTAAGGCGGCACACCCTAATGACGGGTGGGTGGATAGAGGCTTAAAGAATGTCAAATTTTGTTATCCGAACTTCAACGATGGGGTTGTAGTTGGTGATAGAATTGCTTTAGGCAATTACAGTAAAAGCACAATTGTGAATGTAGTAAAAATTACAGAAGATAAATATTTCGGTAGTGGTAAAACTTATCATTACAAATAACAAACAGATGTGGGGCGAGTGCTTTTCTCGTCATCCACAATATGACAGGTTATGATCCTGTCGGAAAGTAGGAAACAATGGCATTGAATAAATCAAAAGGCAATATGTATGATTTTGTAACTCATACTTGGAATGTAGTTAAAGGTAAATGTTCTCACGATTGTTCGTATTGTTATATGAAACGATGGGGAGAATTAAAACCTGTTCGGTTTGATGAAAAGGAGTTGAAAACAGATTTAGGTTCTGATAAATTCATTTTTATTGGAAGCAGTACAGATATGTTTGCTTCTGATATTCCTGATGAGTGGATTCAGAAAACTATTGATTATTGTGAGAGTTTTGATAATCAGTATCTTCTACAAACTAAATACCCAGAACGGTTTCACAAGTTTAAATTTTCTAAAAAGTTTGTTCTTGGAACTACAATTGAAACAAATAGAACTTATGAGGAAATGGGAAATACTCCTCTTCCACTTGAAAGAGCTTATGCAATTGGAGCATTAAAAAACAATAGAACTTTTGTAACTGTTGACATTGGTGCAGATTCTTCAAACTCTGGAATGCCAGAACCAAGTAGAGAAAAGATTGATAATTTAATCTCATCATTCAGTGGTGAAGTTGTGATAAAAAAGAATCTGAAAAGAATTTAAAATGGGATTGGTTAAATATGAGAAGAATTAGCCCTAAAATAGAAAGAAGTAGTTTAAATTTACAAGCCAGTTGTGCAAACTGCAAAAGATTTAAAGAGGTTAAAAAGCGGTGTAGTGATCCAGAGATGGAAGATGCCGACTTTGCAGAAAATATGCCACGAAAAACAGTATGTAGAAAATGGCAAATTGCAAAATGTAGAATAGATATGGCTATATACAATCAAATCGACAGATAACGGCGGGGAGTGTAAAAACTCCCCATATAACAGCTAAAGTGGTATGCAACGAAGAATGAGGCAGTCATTACCAACTGCCTTGGTTATGATAAAATTAAAGGAAACATAATGACATCAAGAAAAAAGATTGAGAAGTTTTGTAAAGAAAACGGAATCTCCATCAACAGCCTTGTGTATGACAGAAATTACGAGTATGCGTACGGAGACTGTAGCAATGAATCAGAGTGGATTATTGACTATCTATTTAATGGAGAAGAACTTCAAGACCATTCCTATACTGCTGACGAGTTAATTGAAGAACTACAAGAGACAATAAATCAAACTATATAACGCAAAGTTGGTGGGCGGGATGCTTTTCCCGTCATCACCAAACGCCTTGTTATGGTCAATTCTAAATAAAAGTATAATAATTAATCTTTTTACTTGTATAAAGTATAATTATTGTGTATATTATTTAAGAAGGCAACGAGATAACAACATAACAAAGGAACACAAGATGACTGATTTACAAATTTTAGTAAAAAAAGCAACAACAATGATCGAAGCTATTATTGAGATAAACGGTGTTGAGTATGAAGAAGCAAAAGCAATTTACAAAAGAGACAGCGGTGCAGGAGTTGCAGTTTGGGAAATCGTAGACGCAAAGTTTGCAAACTAACAACTGCCCCTTCGGGGGCTACTTAACAAGGCGGGGTTATGGCATTTGTAGTATTAACTAAAAAATATGAAAATGGCGGAATATCCTCAAGCATTACTGAAACGCCATCTATTCGTGTTAATTACAAAAGAGAGTTTGGGCGATTTGTTGCATACTATAGTTATGCGTGGAGCATTGAGGAAGCCGAAAAAATAAAGAAAAGTTATTTAGAGGATGGTAAACTATGAAAACACTTGGTAAACACTGCAAAGAAAAAGGAATAACGCTTACTCTCCTAATTGAAAAAAGCGGTGTTCAAAAAGGCACCCTAGAGAGTCGGTGGAAGCTCGGAAAACAAAAAGAGATAGATTGTCTAATACGAGGGGCTAAAATACACGACGATGATCGCCACGAGTGCTGTTTTAATCTTGATATGAACGGCGTGTGTTTCGTATGCCAAAAGAAAGTTGATTAATATGCAAATAAAGAACTTTAAGAATGATAATCTTTTTGTATACGCCAATAGCGATGGTGATGGTTTTAGATACTTTAAAGAGGAAGCTGTAGAAAAGCTCCTTTTAGATAACGAGAGATTAGAGCTGGAGTTGCAGGATGTTACTATTGATAGAGACAGACTCTTAGCGGTTGCAAATGATCAATCAAGATACATACAGGAATTACAATAAATCAACTATATAACGGTGTAGGTGGGGTGCAAGCCTTAAGGCGCAGACATCCCCAACCGTTTGGTTATGAACAATTTTAAAAGGATAGAAAATGGCAGTTGATTGGAGAGTACAAAAAGGTGATGGGTATTGCATAGATTTTCCTACGAAGTATGAGGCTGATGAATATCTAAAAAAAGAGCAAGCTCAAGGTTATTTGGAAGGGTATGAGGTTGTTAAATTTGAGTACGAGTCAACATTTGAAGAATGTGAGAGGCTCCGAAAAGAAAAGTTTACAAAAGAGGAATTAGAACTTATTGAATTAGTTGCTAATTTAGGTATTGAGAATTGTGATTGCATAATTAACAATACTCCAGCGTGGCATAAAACAGAGAAAAATATTGTTGCTGAAGCTACTAAGCCAAAGTTAGAAGAACTACTAGAAAAAGTGAGAAAGATGTGAGACAGTCACAAGTTGAAGATATAATATTCCATATTTTTTTACTTGGAGCAATACTAGCACCGAGTGGGTGGAAACAGTATGTAATTAGTTTTTATGCTTTTCTGAGTTTTTGCAAAATGGTTTATGAAATAAATAAAGAAAAAGAAGAAGTTCTTCTTGAAAAAGATGAGCCAATGTGCAAAAAGTGCGGAGCTAAGTTAGCGACACATTCTAAAGGTTCTGGATATTCTGGTGGTTGTGAGTGTGATCTTGGTAACCCACCGAGTGGAGATTAACGGCGGGGAACTATATAACAACCAGATGGTGTGCCTCAAGGCCACACCAATATGACTGGTTATGAACAACTTTAAAAGGATAGAAAATGGAAAAGATTCAAAGTTTTAACGAGTGGTTTACGGGATTAGAAGAAGGTAGACAAAAAGTTTTGAGAGAAGATAAGTGGATGCTTGCCGAAAATGCTTATAATGCACTGAAAGAGGAGCTTGAAGCGAAAGAAACATTAATTCACGAACAACACAAACAAGTGATGAAAAAGGTTGAGCCAAGACCATACGACCAGCACGACAAGAAAGATGGTAACTGGAATTACATCCATCAAGAAGATGTAGCCAGTGCTTTTGTGAATTGTAAAGCTAAGTAGAAAACAAATCAGATAGATTCTATATAACAATGGCGCGTAGTGTGCCCCACGGGTCATCACTCACGCTGTTGTTATTATAGGGTATAGAATAAATGTACAGAATTAAAAACAGCAAGTCAATAGTTTACGCCAATTTTTTAATTTAAGCCGCAAACTTAAGTGGAGAATAAACCCACTTTTTACCAACTCTCTTCGCAAACCAAGTTTTATGTTCTTTTGAAATTTCAAAATGGAAGCTGTAATATCCCTTTTTATTCAAATACACCCCTATTGTATTAAAACCACATTCAGCGGCTAAAAAACATAGTCTCACGGCTTGTGAGTGGGTTATTCTTCGGGCGTGGCAATCTACCGCCACACCTTTCGTGTGACCTGTTGCGTTATGTTTGCCGGATGTAAGCCCGTTGTATAAAATCCATATTGGAAAACCCGCCAATTCTCTAACTCTATCTAAGCGGTGAATTGTTCTGTAATCTACATCTTCAAGCCTTGCAACTCCGCTTCTGTAGACCTCCTCAATTATAAAGTGGAGAATATACACAAAATCGGTGGGTTTCATTCTTCTCTCCAAATCTCTTTACTGCTTTTAATAATCGCTTTTAAATATTGTTGTGTTAAATGATCGATGCCGGGTGCTGTTGGTAGATCGTATGTAAAATGTGTTATGTGGTGCAAACGCAAAAACGGTGGAATTAAGAGATAGTTCAATCTTCCCTTTTGGCTTATCTTGTAAACAGGATCTTTTTTTGTTCTCAACGCGTGGTGATCGAATGGCTGAACCTTTAGAGATTGTAAAAGCCTCTTCATTTTTCCGGTAATAACAACCGGTGATCCACTTGTAACAATTTGAGGTGTATTAAAACATGGGTTATAATTCTCTCCCGCTTTTTTCCACTTTCTAATTGCCTTGTAAAGGCCGTATTTCTTCCAATCAATGCCGTGATAGTCGCAAAACTTTAACATGAGGATTAAAAGGGCTATCGGGGCACCTCTTGAATGATCATCGGATACGGTGTAATCGGTTTTAATATCCTTAATATCCTCATAAAGCTCTTTTGCACTTCGTAAAAAACCACGGTGACAACCTTCTCTTGCAAAAATACGGGCATTAGATCCCCATTCAAAGACATCTGAAGTTCCATCGATCATAAACCGTAAAAAACTATCGTCTCCAACTTCAAAACGTTGGAATGCCCCTTTGTCAAGTTTGGAGCTAATAATTTTCCACGGTGCAGCTTCTGATATAAATTTACAATCGTCACGGACCAGTTCGCAGTTTGCAATATGCTCAATTGCTCTTGATTTTCTAATTTTCATAAACTTCCCTTCAGAATGCTAAAAATCATCTTTAGTGGATTAATCATCGATAAGATTTCTGCCATCTCTTGTTTTCTCTGCTGTTTAAAATATAGAGCAGCCTCATGGTACATTTCAGCAGCTTCGTAGGATGAAAAACGTTGCTCATCTGTATTTTTAACCAAATTCAAATCATTAAAACCTAAATCATCAAGTTTATGCCGGTTGTTGCTCAAAACAATCTCTGCAGAAGATTTGCAAAACTCTTTTAAATCAGCATCAGATTTTATCAACAACTTCTCTTCTCTAAATGACCGCTCAACTATTGCTGTTGCATCAACCGTTATAACCTCGCGCAAATATAAATTTGCAAAGTGAAGTTGAATCATAAGGTTGCTGTCCAGATGTTCACACTCTCTTTCGCCAGCTTTGCACGGGTAAAGTTGGGAGTGCCGTTTTTGTGCAATCTCAGAGATCCGGTCTGTGCTTTTTTTGTAGGCTCTCCATAGAGCATCACGCACAAACTCAGTTGTTTTTCTCCAGGACTTTTGTTTTATCTTAATTATAGAATAAACAAAATAGACTAGGTAAATAGCAATTAGAAACTTTATGGCTATGGGGGAGTACCCAGCTAGCCATTGCGGGGCTCCTGATTTTAGTATTAGATTTATTATTAGATTGTTCATTTTGTTCCTGTAATTTGAGTTTTATTGATATTTTTTTTAAAGCTAAACGTCTATTACCCCATACGATTTCCAAACTCCGCCACCAACGTTTACAGAGCCAATATTGTTCCCCGCTGACAAGTTGACAAATTCAACTTTATCCCCCTCTGACCATAACCCGTTATTTATGGACCCAATAGACCCCGTCATAAGGGCCCTTGAACCGTTGCTCTGCAGCCTAACAATGTCTGAAACGATGGTGTCAACACTACCTGTCCACGTTTTCCATTCATACCCGTTAACAGATACCCCGTTATCAATTAGTTTTCCACAAGAGATTGCTGGAATTGATACAAAATCAGAATAAACACCTGGCGATGTCCCCCTGTATAATCTAATAGTAGTAGGCGTTTTCTGGTCTGGGTTAAAAATAACGCTTTGGGCGGTGGTTGCAACACTTATAGAAGCCTCAGATTCGGAAGGTTCAAACCCGATACTATTAATTTTACTGTAAAGAGTTGCCATTGTATAATAATATGTGCCAATTGCTATTCCCCAACCGCCACTAGCGATATTAATACTATCTAATGCCAGTACTTCATTTGTAGTTCTTTGATCCTGCACTGTATCAACTTCTAAATCATTAATACTACAAAAAGTGGAAAGAACGTGGGAGCGATTATTAAAGCTGTTAACCGGTGCCCCTAATTGGTCGGCTATTTCAACCCCTAAAACTTGTGGGCTCGTTGGTGCTCCAGTCGTTAAAACACTTCTGTAACAGTTTTTAATACTGATAAAATCTAAATCCGTTATTTTAATATCAAAGTACAATTTTGGATCAATTTCAGGTCTCCAAGTAATTGTTATATTTGATAAATCGTGATAGTTTTTAAAGCTGTTTTGTGTCCTCTTTATATCTATAGCAGGAAGATTTTCAGTCCCGGTAATAGCGGTATCTCTAATAACTATATTGGAATCGGTTGAAGTGATATTTCCAAATTCTAGGTGAGAGTTCTCAATGGTAAAGGCATCACAATTTTGAATTAGAATTTTCCCATTTATACAACGAGTTAATTTACCAGAACTACAACCAAGTACTTTAATAAAATTTGAGCTTGGTGATGATTTAATATGTAGTGTGTCCAAATTTAGGGCACTACCAACTTGGGTTATATCTATAGCGTAACTAGATGAATCATGAGCGCTAACTAAAATGTCAGAAATTTTTACCGCATCCGCGAGTGGATTTGAGATTATTATTGATTGATCAAGATCATAGAACCGCAAATAGTTAAGGGTCGTAGAGCCTAAAGAAATAATCCCGGCGATACCAGCTGACAGGTCCCCATAAAAGGAAATGTTTTTGACTTCTGCCCCCACATATTGGCTGGTTTCATCTGGGGAACCACCATCATCACTATCATTAATTCTTACAATAGAGTCCCCCGTAAATGTTGAGTTATCCTTATAAAAGGATACTTCTTGTAGGATTGCGCCAATTAATGAAGTATGTGCAGGCAGATGGAGAGTAGATTTCAGGAAATAACTACCCTTGTTTATAATAACATTTTTGCCAGAAACTTGGGCGACATTAATACAACGCTGTAAAACATCGTGATTATCATCTAAAAATGTGTCAGCTCCAAACTGGTTTGCATCAACAAAAGTTCCAACTCTTAAAACAATAGAAAGTGTGGCGACACCGGTGCACTGAACTATGTCAAACCCGTTTTCAGTGACAGAAGATGATAAAACAACATCCCAAACTCCACCACCACCATTCCCCAAAATTCTATCTTTTAAAACTATAGTTTGCCCTACTCGCAAAAAAGTATCTGCAACAGCGGCGGCTAAATCAACATACTGCCGAGTAAAAAGCTTTTTAATCCCATCAAAATATTGCGAAGCTATCGCCGTGTCTGGTGTTCCGGATGGAGTTGTTCCAGCCTCTAAAAGTATGCCCTGCAGTAAACCCTGCAAGTCTCCAAATGTGAGTTCATTCCAAGGGGTTCCAGTGCCGTCTCCTGTAGTTGTTATGTCTTGTGGACCACCTTGTGGATAGTTTGCATTTGGTGCCTTGGTTTTTGCAGGAAACTCTGTTGCTATACTTATTGCCATTATATTTCTCCTTAAGAGTAATTAACCATTAATACGAGCCACTGTTGAGCGGGACATATTTTTAAACATAGTGTCTCAAACTCATCTCTGCGGTTAGCAGGAATCGAGACAACATCATTTATATCAACACCGGCAATATATAAAAAATATGGCCACGTTGCAGAATCTGATGGAACTTGATATTCTATGTAATTATCTTTATATCCTATTTTATTTACTAATAATATTCCAACCCCGTCAAGCTTAGGGTTTCCACACTCTGCGGAAGGTTCGCCACACTCTGCAAGGGGTTCGCCACAATCCATTCCCCCTATTGTGCCCTCTTCTGGTGTCACAAACTGTAGAGGATTCCTTGGAGTTACACAACCGTGAACCCCCACAGCGGGCTCCGTTCCAGGCACCCACCATTCGTGAATATAAACAGGAAATCCCGCCGCTTGCAAACTATCTTGGATATATCTTGGGTCTTGACCACCCAACGCCTTCCAAGCGGCATCAAGTGCGGTTCTTCTATCTGCATCAGATAAGGCAGAGTTAGACAAATTAAACTGTTTTTCCCACTTGTCCAGCTCTCTTGTGGTTTGTGGGAAGATATCCCCAAAAATCAAATCAAAAAACAGTTTTACAGCTTCAGGAAACCCAGAAAGACCCTCAAAAAACTCTCGGAGCTGTTTTTTTATTGTTATCTTCCACGCTCTTGCGCGTGGTAATAGGTGTTTATATAAGTCTAAAAACTTCATGCTGTAAACGTAACGGATAATGATTTTGATTTTTCGCCAATTCCAAGAGGATATTGAGGTGTTGGGGTTACATCTAAAAGGATTATAGCATCATCAAAAACGCCACCGGCGGCAGTCACTATGTCGTCAATATCGCCAGCCAATGCATTCCGTGAAATAATGTCTTTTCTTGGTAAAACAGAAAGTCCAGGAATAAATGGTGCCGCATTTTTAAAATACTCATCCGCAGCTTTAGTGATATCTATTTGTACCTGTGCAGAATCGTCAACCGATAAACCCGAAACTACAACATTAAAACCAATTCTCTCAATTGGGAAAGTGTTTGCCAACGCATTTGCAGGGCGGCGACTTGCCAACCCATTTTCGTTTAAATTAATAGAGTCTAAAACTTCCTGAAGTTGAGCCTCTGTTGGTATCCCATCCGTCTCTGTGGCACTCTCCACGTAAACATCAACCTGACCGGGGCACGCTCCCGTGTAGGGAAAAATATTTAATATTCCCGCAGGTTCCTCTCCCCATATCTCATAGTCTGCTAAAGCACCACCCTGTGGTCTTTTCTGGAATCTATCTAGTATGCGCTGTAAATATGCTTCTGTACTCTCACCATCCGCACCTGTAACAGTTTGAGAGGCAATAGTGGCATCACGGGCAACATTTGGAAGAGGATTGGCAAATGAAACGGTTGCTCCAATATCAAGGTTTCCAATTTCACCAGAACCACCACCACCTGTTTGATCGGATGCAGCCCTTATCGTAGCCTGTACAACCGCAGAATCCAACAAAACTGAGCCGATTGTAATGTATGTAACGCCGTTATCTGAGTTTACAAGTTGGCTATTGGACGGAAGTGTGCCCGTTTGATTTTCAACCGTGATATTTATTATCATTTCCGCTTTTGTGGCCGCCGCAGGATCTCCAACGCCAATAAGCCTCCCCCACTCTTTTAAGGGGGAAATCCAAACACCATTAATCAAAGTTTCTTTAATGGTGGCGGTGGTGACAAACATCTGTAAAAATATAAATCCACCATATTTATACAGAACGACCACAATACCGGCAATAGCTTTTGCAAGAACTCTATTAAAAGCTTTGGGTAAAAGAGGGATTGATTGATTTAGAGAAATCTCTAATTGAGCTATAATATTATCTTTAATCTCAGTTGTGGTTGGTACTTGTGGTGCCATTATAGAGCTCTCCAATTCTCAGTAAAGGAGAATGTTTTTTCTTCTCCGTTTGCTAAAATGGTTATTGATAATTTTATTTTATTAAGCCCCGGAATAGTTGCAACCACATCAACAGAAGATGCCACATTTGAGCTAATAAACCAAGCTAAATCACTCTTTGCCGCACCCTCAATACGTTTTAAGTTGCCAGATGTAGCGGGAATAGATTTTAATAAATATTGTGTTTTACTAATATATTTCTTTTCGGGCTCTGTTTCGTCTAAATTTCCCCAATAAGTCTTTGAGTTGTCGGCACTACCATCATCATCTTCATTTCCACCAAACATTGAGAGGTAGGCAGAAGTTTCAAGTCCGCCGTTCATCTCTACAATACCACCCTCAACGTTTATCTCACCATCGTTTGGGGTCTGGAAGAGGTTTACATCTCCGTTTTGTGGTGTGGCGTAAACTGGAATTAGTGGAGCCGCTTCACTTAATATTGCAATATTAGATAAAACGGTGTCGGTTCCGTCTCCTACTTCGACTGTGTAGTTTGCGAAGTCTGATTGTTGGATATTTGTTATTTCTAAGCTTTGATTAGTTTCGTTTGGTATGTCTATTGTGTTTTTTTTGTATTGATAGGTGTACTCTGCTGTTTCTCCCGTGCAGGGATTTAATAAACCTGGTCCCGTAAAATTTACATATTCAACAGTGTGGGTTATCTGCTCACTAGTATTTGAGAAAAAACGTATCTCAACGCCACCAAATCGGTGTGACATTATTGCATCTTTTACTATAGTTTCGGAAACACCGCCGCCGCTTACTGTAAAACTAACAATCTCCCTGTCTGAACCATTCCACGTAACATTCCAAGTATATGTTAATTCTGTATTATACCATTCAACATGATAATTACTGTATAGTATTCCATTTACTAACAGATAAGCCCGAATGCCTAAAGATGGGTGATAATCAATATTCCCTGTTACAGTAGTGCCACCTGATGTAAATGATATAATATTATTAAAGGTTAATCGATCATATATCAACCTACCCGTTATGATAGTTTTGTCTATATCTTGCCAGTTTAAAGATGGTTCGTATTCTGTAGAATTGTTGTCGTAGGATATTAATATAGATTTATCACCATTAATGGTTATATTTTGGTTAAAATCATCCGCAATAAAGTCATCTCCGCCAACACCAGTATTGTCAAAAAAATCCCCAATAGGACACCCAACTAAAGGAGGATTACCACCACTAGCAACAGCCACAAAACTAGCATCGTCACCAATATGTTTTTGTTGAGAAAGAGGTATTATTGAAACCGCTAATTCTGCCATTTTATTTCCAACTTTTATTTACAATACGAGAGAGAGATTATCTATAAATTATATTATGGAGCAACCTTTTAAAATTCTAAACCCTAACCAACTCAACTTTAGAAGATGCCATATTGGCGGCGGTGCTTGGATTCCCTGTTGTTGTTGCAGCAGGTGGCACGGCTGGGTGTAAAGGAGCTATATAAGAATGAGAATGACCGTTAAAATCAGAAACAAACTCATCAAACGCTGTTTTAAGTTCATTGAATTTCACTGCATAATCTGTGCCCTCGTTTAAAACACACTCCCCGTTATCTTTTAACCAAAGAGAACCAAGCTCATTCCCATCTTCATCCCTCGCGTAAATCCTCTTTTCCCCCGCTTTTGCTTTTTGCAGGTTTTTAGGATCGATGTACCCAACGGCCGCGCCCGTTCCGGTCCCTTCAATTGGCAAAACTGCCGCCGTATCTTTTGGGAGTGGTTGGGAATCGTCACCGGGTGATGAATAGTGTTCTGGTGTCATATTTGATCCACCACCGGGATCTACTTTCACATCATAAACAGGAGTATCACCGTTTTTTGTTTTTGTAAATGATAAAACACGCGCTATAAATCCCACGGCATCACCTCCGGTATCTCTCCACTGTAAGCTTCAGGGAGTGTAACGGTTAACACCGCAGACTCCGTTGTGCTAGTTTTGTTTAGTTCAATATCTCGTATTATAAACTTATAAGGGCTGTAAACCATTGCATCCGGTGCGGTAAGCTCTATAATATCGCCCTTGCCCCAAAGTTTTCCCGCAGGAGTTCGCCATGTAGATACCGCAACAGAATATGACACAGCATCACCAAACATTCTTCCCATTTTAGCATTAACAGCCTGTTTTAAATCTGAGTTTTTTGTATCCGATACGGTAAACGAGAACGGGCGTACAACTCCGTTTAAATGTGGGTTTTTAACGGTGAATTTACTCCCTGTACTTCCCGATCGTGTTGGTTCTATTCCTGTAATATGGCTATAAAACTGTTGTGGGGCAATTGTGGGAGTCACAGATATTAATGGTGATTCCCCCTGTTTTAAAATAGCAACAGGTGGAGCGGTTGTTTTAGCTGTCCAAATTAAGAGTTTGCCCAATGCATCATCGGTTATTAAAAGCCCCCTCTGTTTGGCAAGTCCTGTTAAAAATGAGAGAACCTTATCCCCCGTTTTCTGATTTACCCGCGCAAAATTAGCCCCCGCGCTCCCTACAATCGCAACATCAACACCAAAAGGCTTTGCAAGTGTTGTGGCTATTTCTGTTAAATTCTGGCCATTAAACTCAAGCGGGAAAGCGTTGGCGGGTGATGGGCAATCTCCCAGAACCCCGGGAGTTGCATAAGCACTCACGGACACCGTTTTTTTACCGGGAGCTAAAACAGGGCTCACGGGTAAAATTGTGCCAGTAAAAAGGGGTTCCCCTTCAACTAAAATTTGAGTTGGTTTATAACTTAAAGGTGAAAATCTCTCTTTAAAACCTGCGGCGGTGTGTTCAAATGGTGCAGAAAAATCTATGGTCGAGAACTTATCGATACTAAGTGAAATTCTTATATTTTCCCAAAACCGAAATCTATCACCATCAATTGATAGTGCCACCTCGTTAATATTATCAGATGGGGCAGAACTTGGTCTATTTGTTGGGGCTCCTGCAAGTGGTGGAATTGTTAAAGATGTTCCAGTGGTAAGTGGTTCTGTAACCCCACTATTTGCACGCCGTATATTATCTGCTTCAAGCTCCGAGCCATAAACTTTGCGAGCGATAATCTCAAGACTGTCACCGCTAATTACCTCATACGTAGTAGACAATTTCACGTCCCTTTGGAAGCTCCAATATTTCCGAACCGGTTAATTCATTGGAATTAATTAAAAAATCCAGTTTTTCATCAACAACTCCATAGAGTTCCGCGGTGAGTTCAATAATCGATCTTGGACGATCTAAAATTATTCGAGACTCCTGTTTTAATGAGAAAGAGATATCCACAAGAAAACCCGCAGTAATTGCCACCGCTTCCTGTAATTTTTGGTAAGATTCACCCGTATCAATCACCTCAACAGTAGCCGGTGATGTATCGCTCAACGATCTAAAATTGATATCACGCCATGCAACGACCTCATCAAATTGAGAAAGAATCTCTTCCGCAGCCGTTATCGCTTCGGGTTTAGTCTCAAATTCGTTATTAATAACCGATATTATAGAGCCTGTCACATAAGTTGATGCATATAGATCTCTAGTCAAAAACTCATTCAGATTTTTAGAATCATTTCCAAACTCAGCAGGTTCACCACCAATAAGAGCCTTTACTAAATTTCCATACGCCTCTAAACGAGCCCCAATTCTAGCAATTGCACGAGCAGGTGCCTGAATCATTAAAGTTGTTTGAAATGCAGTGGTTAATGGTCCCCCAATAAAAGTCTCTAAATTAGAACTAATTGAATCAGAAATAGCATTAAACTGATCATTAACATCCTCTTGAGTTTCAGCAATATCTTTTAAGTTGGATTTGGTACCATCTAAAAACACCTTAAACTGTTCTCTAAAGGTGGCAATTTCAACCGCACTATCCAAGTCGGTTAAATCGTCAAACTGCTCGGCAGTAGCTACGTTATACTCTTCAATCGATTGCGCAACTAAAGAGGCGGGATCAACTTGGAGAGTTGGGTAAACTAAACCGGTAGTTTCCCAAAATGTAACTTCTAAAATAGCCTGATTAGCCGCTGTTTTAAGGTCGTCTCTTCTGGTAATGCTACCAAATGGAACCGCATTTATTGGTTCATAAATAGGGTGTTCAAGAAAACCAACACCTTTTTCAAGCAAAGCATCTTCAAACGCTTTGGCTTCTAAGTCGTAATCATCACCCCAAAATATCATCCTCAAAGGATAACGGCGGCCAGAATGCCCCAAATCCTGCACATAAGTTCCATCAACATCAGGAAACTCAAACCCCGTGGTTTTTTTATTAATGGTAGAGCTTACATTCTCATAATCAAAAACGAAACGAGTTCCTGATGGAGAAGTATAAGCGGCTTCTCTTATTCTGTCATTCCAAGCCATTAAAAAGCCCCTGAAGGTTGTAGTTTTATTCCGTTCCCAAGTTTTCCGCCGGTTACCTCTGCACGGCCAGTATCGTCTTTTATAGTAACTTCCGCACTGCTTGTGGTTCTTGTTTCTTCAATTGATTTTGCCACGCGTGCTTGAGGTGATACAACTCCGTTTCCTTTTTGATTTTCTGCTAAAACCTTATCCCCATAATCATCACCTTCCAAAAGAAACCCTGCGGTGGTTTTGATGAAAGACCCAAATCCGGTAACCTTATCTATAAGAGGAGAAAGTTTCTTAAATGCTGCCATAAAGATAGAAGCGATACTCCCCCATAAACTTTTAAAGAATCCCTTTAGAGGTTCCCAACTTTTCATTACAACAGAAGCTAATCCGATTAATAAAGAAATAGGGCCAACCATTAATGCTATTGCGACTTTGACTATTCCAGGGAGAGAGTTGAACCACTGTATAAAGTTTTTAGCAATATCAATTAAAACAGCGAGCCACCAATCAAAAGTCTCTTTAAGGATAACCCCAATATCAACAAACAATCCACCAACGAATTTCAAGATATTAACCAAAGTTTTCCAGTGCTTTATAATAAGTGTCGTTAATACAATAAATGTGCCAATAGGTGTAAACAGTGCGGCAATAGCTAGCCCAAATTTTACAATTCCAGGTACCTTATCCCACGTATCAAATATTTTTTGTTTAACACTATTTAGCCAAAATACGAAAAGAACAATAATAGCAATCAACGCAGCAATACCAATTATCCACAATGTTATTGGATTAGCGGCCATAATTAAGTTTACAACCGTCAAAACAAGAGAGAGAGTATTCAAAACAGCAACAAGCGCATAAAACACAGCCAACCCAATTGCAATTCTCTTAATCCACTTAACGATCGATCCAAAGTTATTAACAATTTTGAGGAAGAAACCACCAATATTTTGAGCAAGCATCTTCTCATTTGCTCGAACCCACTCGGTCATTTTGTCAACAGCTCCATTAAGAGCTTCATTATTTAATGCGAAAATTGATATTTTAACGCCCTCAATTGCAGAGGTTAATGAGTTCAAGCGACCTTGAAGAGTATCACGCATTGTTGAAGCCATCTCTTTAGATGCACCGTTTGCGTTGTCTAACTCTTTTTTTAGTTCTCTAACTTTATCAATTCCAGTTGCAAAAATTGCACTGGTACCTGCCAATGCACGTTTCCCAAAAATAGCATCTAAAGCAACAAGCCGTGCCTTAGATCCGACCTTTGGTAAAGCTTTTTCAATATCTTCCATGATATCAAGATAATCACGCATTTGTCCGGTGCCATCGGATGTTTTAACATTAAGTCTATCCAACGCTTCAGCAGCTGGTTTTGGAAGAGAGGCAAGCCGTGTAAACACATTTTTGAGAGTAGTACCGGCTTGAGATGATTTAATGGAACTTCCAGCCATCACACCAAGCAGTGCAGAGAATGTTTCAATATCTGCTCCAGCTTGGTTGGCAATTGGTCCCGCACCTTTTATGGTTTCAAAAAGTTGTTCCACATCCACGTTTACAGATGTGGCTGTTTTGGCTAATACATCGTTAACGCGTGCTAAATTCTTAACAAGTTGAGCCGTGTTTTTTGTGTTGAGCCCAAAGGCTCCAAGTGTATCAGATGCAATATCGGTGGCGGTGGCTAAATCTATTTCCGCGGCCGTGGCTAAATCTACAACACCGGGAAGGGTGGCGATTGCCTGTTGTGCGTTAAACCCCGCTTTTGCTAAAAAATTGAGTGCGGCGGCTGATTGTGAGGCTGTAAACTCTGTGGTTGCACCTGTTTTACGTGCGGCGGCTTCCAGTTGTTGGAATGCTTCAGTTCCTTTTCTTATCTCGCCGGGAAACTTTGCGGCGGCACTAACTACTGTTTGTTCAAATTCTGCGCCTGTTTTTATTATATTACCAGCGGCGGCTCCAAATATTAGTAAACCAGTTGCGGCAATCATTGCACCTTTTTTGATGCCTTGCCCCAACTTGTTTACTTTTCTGGTAACGCGAGAAAAATCACGCTCCATCTTTCGGGTAAATTTACCCACTTTATTCTGCATACGTGTGACGGGGGCGGTGATTTTATCAATGCCCTTAAATACTGCTTCCACGCTAAATCTATTTGCCATCACTTATGCCTTTTTTGTGTGTTCTTCTAACTCTGTTCTAAGCCCATCATAAAAAAACAATATTTCCCTAAATCTCAAAGTGCGGGGGTCGGGTAACCCGGAATAATCACGGCATATTTGCAAAAACATCGGAGCGTAAACACTCTTTGCATAATTGCCACCATCACGCTTTAGAATGGGATGGCTTCCACCACCCCGTACAACGCAAGCCCGTACTAATCCATTAAAAGTGCAAAGAGTGCTTCACAGATCTTAATATCTAATCCTGCAAGCCCTGAGAAGATTTTTGGATGGACTTCACACATATCTGCTAAAACAGCATACATTTTTGCAACATTTTGATTTTTCTTTTTACTATCCATTGCCATAAGAGAAGCACCGGTGCGCTCGTGGAACGTAATAGCATCTTTAGTCTTTGATTTAGGGCGTTGTGGTGTAAAAACCGCTTCACCATTCTCGTTAATAACCAAAGATCCATCTTGAATGGCACCAATAATTCTGTTTTTTTGTTTGTTAAACCCAGAAAGATCTTCTTCATCCATACCAGAAGCATCGGTATCAATACCCATCTCATGAGTAAATCGGTTAAACTCGTTTTCGGCAACTTCTTTTGCTACTTTCTCATCACTTTTTTTAGTAGTCATGATAACTCCCTATTTTAAAATAAAGCCACACACCCAAAAGGGCAAAGGGATAGGGTAACCCGTGCAGCTTCAAAAATCCCTAAAACTCTTTACTGCCTTGTTAGTTCACCAGGTCCCATCAGAGAAACAGCACAAGTAGCGTTTTGGCTGCTTGATTGAGTCTCGCCAACAATTTGAGCTGTTGCCTGATAAGTTATGCCGGATGCGTATGTAATAGCGATTGGTTTAAAATCGTTACCGTTTGCAAAATCCTGTATATACTCGTGATCACCACGGTTATCATCCATATCATCCGTTGGCCTGTACTTCATTCTCCCAGCCACCAAGTTTGCGTTGTGATTCAGCATCAGCTGCAACAGCAAACTCACGGCCACCAAGAGTGATTGATTCAATAGATCCACCTACACTTGCCATAATTTAGCTCCTTACGCTACAACTTCTTGAGTTCCGTAGAAAAACCCAAAGTTAAGGTCAACTGATTTAATATTTGTATTTCCACCCAATTGAACAGTGAGCGAAAGATCAAGGCGTTTTGGATTCTGCGAGTTAATCGCTGCAATAATACTCTCTTTTGCAGCTTTCGGATTACTCAAAATAGCCTCTAAAGCAAGAGAATCAACCATTGCCGCCACAGCAGTTTTGGCCGTTTTTGGTTTTTTAGCGGTTGGGTTCACAGTTGGTTGATCATCCGGTATCAACGGCGCACCATCCCACTCTTTAGTTGCAAAAATCAAATCAAGGTTAAAAATAATATTTTGTATCTTGATAATATCGACAACATAACGATAAGCAGGATTTGCATCACCAGTTGGGTGATAGAATGTTACAACATCTGAGATGTTAACAACACTGTCTTTCACCTCAATTGTTGAACTACCTTTTTTAACAGCCTCATCACGTTGTAAATAATCCCATTGGTCACCATCTGCACCGGGAGTTAATCCTGTTGCATCTTGACTACCATAGTCGTGAGCGGGGTTATTGTTGGCTAAAACTGCAATCCTTGCAATCTGTCTTGCCGCAACAACAAATGGGAGATCAACAGAACCAGGAGCAACCAATTGAACATCTACACGGTCAGTTTTACGAGCATCAGTTTCTGTAGTAGCTGCCGCAACTGTTGTTGCTGTATTCCCTGTAAAAACTATAAGAGGTTTTTTAACAAGAGCACCCCAACGACCTTCACCAAAAGTGGTGTATTTGTCGAGAGTTTCAGTGTCAGAAATTCCCATACAGTTAAGAACCTGCGTTTCCCAAACATTACCAATTTGGTTAAGTGCATCGTCAACATCTGGATTAACTAAACCACCTATTGGTTGTGTAATTGCGAAAGTAGTACCTGCGGTTGTAGATCCCTCAATTTCAATGTGGAGATCGTTTGCACTCCCACCTTTCCATTTTGAGGTTACATTTACAACTGTTGAACCATCAACAGCAATTACAGGCATCTCAAGAGTTGCATTAATTGCCTCTGTCATTGCCGTAACAACTTCAGCAGGTGTTGCTCCAACAGCGATAACAAATGATTCACTTCTAATATTGTTAATCTTAACAACATAAGCGGCCGCAACCGTTTGAACTACTGTTGGTGTTATGTCACCGGCAGAAGCAACCGCACTGCCATCATCAACAAGTGGGTAAACAGTAACAGGAAGAGTCCCAACACCATCACCATTAGCAGGTAAAAGCTGAAGAACAGCAAGGTGGATTGGAGAACCAAAACCATAAATATTAGCCGCATCAAGTGCGCTAGTAACTTGTAGCTTTGTTGTAGGATAAGTGACTGCGCTGTTTCCTTGCCCAACTACTGCAATTCTTTGGGGAAGAAAGAGAATCCCACCACCACGCAAGTCTTTAAATTCCGTTTTAATGCCAAGCACCCGCGCAACAGCGGATAGATCGACAGCCGTACTAACAGCCATATAGCCCTCCTTTAAGGGGTTGTGTAATCATAATCTGCATTTATCAATATTTCGCCCGTTTCGGAGCGGTAAGTTTTAGTTGATATTAACTCTATTGGTTCACCAACAACCTGTGGTGAGAACTCATTAAAAGATACTTTAAGAACGAGCCGTGCACCCATTATTTGTTGCATTTGTTTGTCTGAAATAGGAGGTTGGAAAGCGGTTTGCGATTGTGGCCATCTCCCCCAAACAACACCCCTCATTTTCAAATATGTGTTTTCTGCGGCCATCATAATGTTTCTAACAAATTTCAGGGCTCTTTGAGCCTCCAAGCTTGCCGATTCATCACCGGCAATGTGTCCACCACCATCAACATCTTTGGCTTCACCGTAACCGATACAATCAATATTAAAAGTTCCTTCGCCGTTTTGCCTCTCAACAACGTTGGACTTCTTTTTATCATAGCTTGTATCATTGTACCAAACATTAATAATCGGTGATTTATCAAAATTCTCATCTTTAACCGTATTTAAAAACTGCTCCCACGGATTCGACCGCTCAGAGAAAACACGAAGTTTCCAATCTTCAGGGTTAGGTTTACCAGCATTAGTTGCGAGTTGCACCTGATTTATAGTTTCTAACTTTAGAATAGCCGCAATTTGATCACGGATTATCTCAAAGTTATCTTGTTTATCAATTAATTCAAGAGCCACTTGGTTTCCTGTAAGTCTCTAAAATACAAACCACAATTCCCAACGTTCTATCGGGATCAGAGGACTGTACTTTAAAATCATAATTAACACCATTAATATCGTCAAAACTAATCACCCACGGCTTTTGTGTGGTGTCTGCAATAGCTTCTGGGATGGTAAATTCACCCAGAATAAGTGAGGAGATGCGAAGAACTACAGAAGCCAATCTTCCACTAACAGCGGTTCCCGTGTCGGGGTCGATAATCTGTGATATATCATCAGAAAATCCAACCATCGGCAGGGTTTCACCTGCGGGGTTTTGAACGGTTATATCCCATCCAAAGCCGGTATCCTTATCTTCAAGGATATTTGCAAGATCTTGTTCTGCAGTTTCGCGTAGTCCCATTTAAACTATTTCAACCCTATCGAAACGTTATATTCCTTTAGAGTTGCCAAAAAGCCTTTTTCTTTAAGCGAGTCAAATGTTTCTTGACCACCGTTAAAGAGTTCAGGAGTTGCCGATTTCCCCGCATCAATAATTCCTCGTTTTGAGGTTACTGATTTTCCAGCGGTTACAACATAGCCGGCTAGTTCTTCGGTTGAGAATTTTGGTTTTGGGGTCTCTTTTTTTGGAAGCTCTTCTTTGGAATCATCTTTAGAATCATCTTTAGAATCATCTTTGGAATCATCTTTGGAATCATCTTTAGAATCATCTTTAGAATCATCTTTAGAATCATCTTTATTTGCAAGTTTTTCTTTTTGAGCTTCGAAGTTTGCAATAATTCCCTCAAGTGCTTTTGTGTTGAGTTTAGAAACATCCATCTCAACATTTAGCTCTTTTGCAAGCTCTGCGGCTTTAGCTCTTAAATCTTCTAATTCTTTTGACATTTTATTTCCCTATCTCTAAAATAAGAGTAAAAAGAGGAGCTATTAAAAAAATAGCTCCTCTAAATTTAAAAGTTTCTAGTCGTTAACACCAGTTTTAAGACAACCGAATGTATCAATTGCTGTTGGAATCATCAACGGACGGGCTCCAACACCACCAAACATCTGTTCACCATCGTTTGATAACCAAACATTAGTAAACATATCCATTCCGCTCTCTGTGTTAGACATACGGCTTGGAAGTTCTGGAAGAAGTCTTGCGGCACCAACACCAAGAATAGCTGCAATGTTTGGAATCGCCCCAAAAGATGCATCTAAACGCCCGGTACTAATGCGCATAATTACATTTGCAGGATCAACAAACTGAATTTTTGCTCCGGTTTCTGGGTCCTTGTAACGGCCTCCATAAGTCCAGATGTCATATTTGTAGTTGCCAATTTCAACAGTTCCACGGTACAATCCACCCTTACCATTCTTCTTCATTGGCGAAATAGTTCCCTGATCCGCACGGCGTTGGTCAAAGACTTTTTGAACCGCTTCATCGGCCATAAATGCTCTAAAAGCATCTTTACCCAAGATAATTTCATCAGGATCATCAAGACCATCATCACGAATCTGCTCACCAAGAGCATCGAGATCATCAAGAATAGTTGCGCCAGATTGTCCCCACGCAATAGAAGCCGTTGGAAAGTGACTGGTTTTGGGCACGAAATCAAGCGAATAAACCGCTACACCATTCTCATTATTCAACGTCAACTTACCGGTTTGAAGAACCTGTGACGCCTGGAGTTCAAGCGAACGGCGAATTTTGCGCTCAACCTTTTTCATCCCTTTAAACATTTTTGTTAGAAGAGATGCTCTAAATTTAACATCCTTAAAAGGATCGTCACCGGGAGTGCGCTTAAGAAGTGAAAACGCATTAAGGCTAATTGCCTCTTTGTAAATAGCCGGAATAAAACCCTTATTTACAAAAAGATCTTCCGAGTTCATCCGATATCCGGTTGAGATATCTTGAATGACGATTGCTACATCTTCATCACTTCTCTCAATATCAATTTCCACCGATTCCGAATTATGGAAGTTTTCCGGTGGAGATTGAAACATCCCAGATAGGAAAAGAGATGGGGTTTTGCCATTTTGTTCGTATACTTTAAGCATACGTTTGGTAGTAGTTCCACTCATTGGAATCTCCTATTGATTGTCAAGTATGTTTAGTTCTTTAACGTTGACTGGAGTAAGCCCGTAAACTCTAAGCTTATCTTCAACAACAATATCTACATTTGAAGCATCACCATCTGCATCAATTACCAAGAGCTCTTTCTTGTATTCACCAAGAATTCCGGAACGAACAGATTCATCACCTGCACCGGCGGCCACGACATCATATGTGATAATCTCTTTTGGAATACCGTTTTCGTTTGTTGATCCACCCTTAACGAATGGGACCAACTTTCCAGAAACAGAGTCGCGTGCCAGAATCGTTCCGGCTTTTACAGTTGCAGCTCCCGTAAATGTAAGAAGAGCATCTCTAAATTCTGGATTCTCGAGAATTACGGAGCCAGTATTGTTGTTAGTTACAGTAATATTAGACAAAATTAAACCTCGCTTCCAATACCTGCGTTAGCTTCCAGAATTGCAAGAACACCTTCTGAGTCACCTCCATCGCCTTTTTCAGCAAGAATTTTTGCATCTGCAGCAGCTTTTGCAGCAAGAGCATCAGCATCACGATCTGCGACATCGCCACCGTTCATCGAAGCGGCCATATACTCTGCATTTAGAGTTGCGGTCATTCCGGAACCATCTTGCACTGCTTTAATAGCAGTTTCCATAGCTCCCGATGCTTTACCCATAATCAAATGAGCCGAAACACGGTCCTTTTCTGTTGCTGCACCTTCAATGGCACCTTCAGCTTTAACCGCCGCATAAAGCGCGGGATGTTCAGCCTTTAGTTTTCCAAGATCCATATTACTATCCTCCTGAACCCCGCTTTTTTTGGCGGTGGTTGGTTGTGGCGTACCATTAGAGTTCGAAGCGGCAGAACCGTTTTCAATCTCGTCAATCATACCCCGTTTAAGTGCCTCATCAGCCAGGAAAACCGCACCCTGTCCGAAATCAGCTTTTATTTTATCAACTGTAATTCCTTTAGCCGTTGCAATATGCTCAAAAAAGAGTGCTTCCATTCCATCCAACTCTTCAACAATATCGACTTTCCCTGCTTCTGTTGATGCATCTGGATTTTTCTTTGGCGCATTTGTACTGCGAACCATCACGTTGTTTTCATCAATATAAGCTTGGTACATAATACCAAGGCTACCAATGCGCGTTCCTCTGCTTGTGGCAACTATCTTTTGAGCCTTTGCAGCAATAGGATAAGCGGCAGAAGCCAAAAGACCGTTTACTTTTGCATTTCTAATTGGAGCATTAAGTTTGTCTAATCCCTCTAGAAGCTCAAAAAGCCCAGATAAACTGCCCCCGGGAGACTTAATATTAAAATCAATATCTTTTACACCCTCATCCATTGCAGATTTAACAGCGGCTAAAATTTCGGGGTAAGTTGTGTTTCCACCACCGTAATAACGAGCCATAAAACTAGGGGTTTCGGTTAAAACACCAGTAATCGCAATCTCTGCGGCATCTCCAACAACCGAGAGAATACGAGAACCAAGCGGTTCATCTTCCCCGTAAAGCGAAGCTTCAAACTCTATTTGTTGTTGAGCAGTCGGGGCATTACCGGATGCAAAAGCCTTTTCAAATGCTATTCTAACACTCTCTAAAAGTAACCAAACATCCCACATTTAATTCTCCTCCGCAGCTGTTACAACTTCAGGTGGTAGCAAATCTTTATCTACTAATATAAATGAATAAAAAGAAGATATATCAACTAAAGCTGTTGGATCTGCAATTATTCGAACTTTTGTAAGTGGCGGTAATACAGTGGGAGATGTAAAGTCAACCGTAAAAACGTTTGTTCCATTTCTCTGTAAACCATATCTGTTTTGAGTGCGTGGCACACCACCTGGCTTCTCAATTACAAGTTTAAACACAACTCCCACATCAGAGCCACCCGTTTTATTAAGAGAAGATGAAAGATTCGTTATTATTGCAACCTTATCATCAGGGACCATAAAAGGAGCCTGAACCGTTTGTTGGTCTGCAACAGGTATAATCGCAAAAACAGTGCTGTTTGGGGCACCGGTACCGCGAATTGTAATAGCTCCAATAGATTCTACATCACCGGAAACAAATGCGCGGTTTACTGCGAATATATCGCCACCTGGCACAGTAACCGGAGTGGTTCCTGTGAGTGTTGCCTCTCTGGTTTCAGCCAATCCGGTTGCGGCACTAATAACCCCAATTTTAACTGTCACCGTATCAGCTGCCGCCGAAACAATTTCGATCGGTTGACCTGCCGCATCCGGGAAAACATAGGTAGTTGCGGGTGGCCAAACATCGCCAATCTCATCAATATCTGTTGTGTATGCAAATTTAGTATTATCAGATATTCCATTATACAAGCTAAGTGCCACCGCATCTCTGTAGCTATTCCTGTTTAACTTTTGCCAGAACTGTTGGTTTTTAGTACTCATTTTGCCCCCGAATGATCAACAATTAAACCATTTGCACGAACTAAAACTTCCGGTGCAGTAGATGTTGCGTTTACCTGTATTTTAATATCGTATGGAGAATCTGCAGATTCGGGGTAGTCATTAACAAAATTTATAGCAGAATTTCCGCTTCTCTGCAACCCAAAACCAAAGATAAGCATATATTTGGCCTGATCGAACCGTTTTAATAGCAGTGACACTTTTACGCCTGTTTCAGTTCCGGTCGCTTTTACCATCGAGGCAATCAGTGCCTTAACCAAAAACTTTTTACCTACAGGAATTGTATAATGTCCCTGGAAAAGTTGTTGATTTTGTGGCAAAACAACGGCAAAAATAGTTCCACCGGTTGCCTGCCGAACCGTCAAAGTCCCATCAAATCCAGCAACACCAATGCTTGTTACATCGTTAATACGGGAAAAATTACCGGGGATAACAACCGGAGTTGTTCCTGTTAGTATAACAGGAACATCAACAACACTCTCACCGTTTGGAGTAATTAGGTTAACAACAACAGTATCACTATCGGCCGGGTCACTGCTGACAATCTCTAAAGACTCCCCCGCGTTCAATGGAAGCGGGATTATATTTGTTGCAAGATTACTTAGATCAATATCGGTATCAGCTGTGTCAATAGTTCCCAAACCTGTAAAATTAAAGGTTTTAACACCATCTACAAACCCAAAACCTGCGGCGGCTGCAAAATCATTACTAGTTAAATTACTTGCTCCCACTTTCAACCTCCTCTGTAAGTTCTTCAATTATATCTGTAAGAGCTTCAATATCTTCCAGTTTTGCAAAATTACCATCGTTGCTAACGGCATTAATTGCCTTTTCAACAACTTCGGGTGTAAACTCTTTCTGAAGCTCTAACATAGGGCGCATTGCATCAGCTTTTAGTTGATTTTCACGCTTAATACGCTTTACGTTTTTACTAAATTTAGTTCCCGTTAACCCTCTTGACTGCTGTGCGTTTGTACTCCAGCACTCATCAACCAACAGTTTTGCACCTTTACCAGCCTTTAGCATATCAGTAGATGGTTTTATAGAGCCGTACCAATTGCAAGCGAGCCAAGCCCCGTAAATATCCCACTTATTAGGATCTCGCCAAGCAGCAACAAAACCAGGAGCAAGAATTTTAAATATTAACACTTCACTCAATACATAATCATCAAAAATTGGAGCGCAAAAAGTTTCTCCCCACCAACCCCAAACCAAATTGAGATAGATTTTCAACTCGTTAATAGCGGCTTGTGATGCGGAATAGTTGTTTGAGAATGCTAATCGTACAATTTCAGGTGGATAGTTGTTCGCCCATGCAACAGCCTGAATGATACTCTCTTCAAACTCCCCAAAATTAACATCCGTTCCATTGGTGCTAAAAGGGACAGGCTCTTCACCAGTCTGTAACTCTTCAATAAATACACCGGGGAGCATTTGAGCCATATTAAATTGTCTACTCGTGCCATCACCATCGGTAACGGCAACAGAATCTTTGCGGGTTGCGCCACCAGTCATAGGAAGTGAACTTGGTTTATCTTTGGTTTTCTTTACAAATGCGGCTAAAAGAGAGTTTACAGTGGCTTTTCTCTGTGTCGAGTCTCTATAACGATCAATCTCTTTTAAAGATTGTAACACAACAGCCAATAGTGGAGTTCCGCGAACCTCATCAAGCATCTTCTCAGTTCCAAAAACTAGCCAAGATATACGGCGGCCACTCTTCGCGCTAAATGTCGGTAAACGCTCGCTACTGCCATCCTCTTGATTAATCCAATAAGCAACTACACTACCATCTTTATTGAGCTCAACACCGTGCTTTATGGTGTTACCAACCTTTAACTTATGATCGTCCATTATAGGTGTACGAACCTTAGAACCACTAATAAGCTGTACTGTAGGGAGTTTAGTTGTTGGGTTTTGTCGTAAAACTACAAGAACATCCCCCTCAATGAGTGCGGCCATTCTTGCATCACGCTGGATTTGTCCAAAAGTAGAAGTTTTTTTCCAGTCACAAACAAGTGGATTTTTACCCCAAAGCCCCCAACGATTCTCAACCGTTTCAGTCCAATCGTTCAGAGAATCTTCCGGTAAACCTATAATCGCCTCATCCGGGCAAGCTTCAGGAGCTAAACCGGTATTTATTTCATTGGTAATTAAACGGCGAATTAAACCCTTTGCATATAAGTTCTCTTCAAAAAGCTGAATAGATCGCGCTCGAAGTGTCCAATAATCTTTTTCAAAAACCTGAGTTGGGCCAAAGCCCCCCGCAAATTTCCCACCATCATAAATTGAGTTTTGGAATGGGTCCATTTGGGTTTGTCCCAAATATGCGGTTAATTCATCAACAGAAACAGATTGGATGGATGGGTCTACCTGTTCGAGAGATACAGTGTCAACTTTTGGGGGAAGCTCTAAAACAAGAGGTTCCGCAGCGGCTAATAGTTCTCTACCAAATATTTTCAAAATGCAGGTCTCACGTTTAGAGTTCCACTACCAGTTCCACGAGCACACAACATTGTGTAAGTGTTATAGAGTCCATCAAGTGTTTCTGTCAAGTCTTTTACATCAAGCTTAGTAACCCACTGTACACTTTGCCCTGTGTCGAGCTTATAGGATTGAATGCCCTTTAACCCTAATTGTAAAATCGCAGTTTGATAGGCTTTAATTATAGCCTCTAACTCCGATTTCTGATCTTGTAAGAATGTATTACTCATATCAAAATATAAAAGATATTGATAGTTTATAGGGAGTTTTTTATACTCTATTTTTTATTTGTTTCGGTTTTCGTATCTTTTAGGTTGATTACTTGTTACGGTTATTGTATATTTAGTGTAGAGAAAATTTTTATTTTATCGGAGGCTACAAGTGGAAAAGTTTATAATAAAACAATACCCCTGCAATGCTAATCCCTCAATAGAAGGTAATGGTTTTAATCCAATACCGCTTGGAGATAATAACGATGATGCGGAAGAGTTTATTGGGTTTGTAAATGATCTTATTGATACTATTAATATTTTGGATGGTGGTCGTGGTGAGATTCTTAAAGCTTTTGATGAGAGAGTTGCAAAAAGGAGTAGTGATAAAAGTGCTCCGTTTTGTAATAAAGTTTTGGAATTGATGTGGAAATCTCATCCTCTTTCAGTAATTTGCGGTAATTTTAATGATTTTTTATCTGTAAAGATAAAGCCACATAAGAAATCAGAGTTTGAGTCCTGGGCGAATGATGTTGAAAAACTTGCTGACAGTGACTTGTGTAAGATGAGTTTTGATGGTTCTTCAGATAAAAAAACTGTTTGTTTAGAAGATTATATTGATGAAGAAGGAATTAATATTAGCTTTACAACTAGAGTTATTAGAGGTAAAGAGTTTAAAATTGAAACTTCTAGTTTTGAGGGTAGAAAGTTTTGGGAAATTCTAACTCCAATAGAGCCGGATCAAAATAATAGTTTTTTAGAGAGACTTAAAGAAAACGTTCTTCCTTGTTTTGGAGATAAAGAACTTGTTGGCCGTGCAAATTGCGCTTTTTGTGTTTTAAAGAATATTTGTTTAGAGGAGAGTACAAAATGGAAATAATACAAAATGGTGGCGAGGTTCATATTGTTGGCGATGCCTCAGAACTAGATGCACTTGGGGCTGCTCTTCAATTAAAATCTAAAATGGGGGATAACTATTCGTGTAAACTTACATCTGGTGAGATCCCAATAGTTCCTGTGTTAATTGAGGATGATGCTATTGTTGTGGTGAAAGGTTCTTCGGTTCCTCCGACCCTCAGTAATCGAGATATTATTGAGGGGAGAATTAAAAAGATCAACACAAAATTTATTGATGCTAAAGATCTCAATTTTGTTCTTGAAGAACTTGGACTTGAGGGTGATAGTGTTAATGGTTTGCCGGGTAGACCTGGAACTTTGGCTGTCCCTGTTCTTTTAAAAATGGTTTTGGCACTTAAGTTAGAGATTGATGAAATTAAAATAGAAAGTGGGAAAAATGTTTAACTCATTTGAATTATTCGTGCACTACCTACCGTATATAATAACTGATGTTCTTTGGATATTAGTTTCTGTAAAATGGTATCAGTACACAAAAACAAAATACACAAATTGGATTATAGTATCTGCATTAGGTGCTATCGGAGTTTTAATTAAATCCGGTTCGTCTATCATAGAAACACTCGCCGCTATTTTTGGGTGGTGGGCTGTTGGTTAAATTTTAGTTAGATCATAGAACAAAAAACAACAAACCGGAGGCTACAATGAAAACGTTAAAATTAAAAGGTACAATGAGAGATGTGTTAGATCATATCGCATCTCTTATTAAAGAAAACGAGAGACGAAATGGAATGTATTAAATTGTCTAGCTATAGCGATGTTTGTAAGAGTATTGCTAAAGTGTTAATTGATTCTCCTGTTATTATTAATAATAGTGAGCATTTTGAGGGGTTCACTCTGTTATATGTCGGTAAAGATCGGTTTGTAACTCACGGGAAGGTTGCCGGGTGTAGCCGTTACCATGAAACAACAGAGATCCTTATCCCAATCCAAACAATGTGTTTAGATGAGTTTGCAGCTATTAGGGAACATTTACAGCTTAAAATCGTTCCAACGGCAAATACCCCCGCAAAACTTGGAACTAAGGTTAATTTCAGCTCTCAGGATGATATAATTGCATATTTTGAAGATTACCGGTGGCATCTTTCAGAATCACAACAGCTTTTCTTGGATGTTGAGCGGTTGCCGGATAGTATTGTTGTTAGTGATGTTGTTGTTTTGTGTGAACTTTAAGGAGATTTAAATATGAAATTTACTTACGAATTTTTAAAAAAGTTTTGTAGTAATGATAATGACAGTGAAGGTGTGGTTTCAAAGCCACATTTATTTGGTGATAGAACATTTGTAACCAATGGTTGGATTGCCTTGTTGGTTGATGGGCAGTTTACAAGAGATACTGTTGAGTTTAATCTATCTAAACTCGATTTTAGTTTGCTTGGTGATGTTGTTGAGCTTCCAAACACTGAGTTTAAAGGTGTTTGCAATTGTTGTGCAGGCAATAAATTTTCTAAAAGAATAGTTTGCGATAATTGCTGCTCTTCCGGTAATTTAGATCTGGAAGATGAAGCCGGTAATGAGTATAATGTTCAGTGTAAATCTTGTGATGGTGATGGGGGAGAATTAAAACCATCTAACGCAACATTTGGTGAAGTTTGCTCTTGGTGTCACGGCACTGGGAAAAGCAGGTTTGATGCTGTTGTATTTGGTGAGCAAACTGATGAAAATTCTATTTTTACAATTTCATCTATAAACTTAGAACTTGCTAGAATGCTTGATGATGTAAAAATCAGTACTGTTTGGAGCGGTAAACCTGGACAAATAACTTTCTCATTCAAAGGTGGAGTTGGCCTTATAATGGGTATGCGTAAAGATAAGGACTGGAAACAACTATGAAACTAGCAGGATTAAACAGTGCAGCATCCAAAAAGCTGCCATGTATTATTCTCAGTAAAAGAAACTGTGATTCTCTTTTAATTGAGATCGATGATCATAAAATTTTAGACAATCTCACTGCCGGTGAAGAGTTTAATTATAAGGGTGTTAAAGTTTTCTCTAAAAGAGATTCGTTTAATACCTATAACAAATACTTAAAAATGATGAGTGGTAATTAAAATGATTAAACGTTTAAAAGTTCTCTTGGTTTTGGTTGTTCTTTACCAGGTTAAAAGAGTTGTTTGTTTTGGGTGGGGATTGTTGAGAGGGGTTAAGTTTTGAGTAAAAAAATTGAGCTTTTCCATAAAGATGGTTATTTGAAACATCTTTATATCAGTAAAAATTATAGGGGAAGTTGGGGTTGTAAATCTAATTTCTACCTTGTTAATAAGTTGTTAGCAACGTCTTTTTGCAAAGGTGTGAATGATAGAAAAGACCAAATATGTTACTCTGTTCAGTATACAGATGGTAGCGTTGGTAATGCTGAAAATGTTTTGATACATCCCTTTACTTGCCAAAGCATCCCAAAATATGAGCTCTGTTGGTTTAAAGTTTATAATTGCGAAGAAGATTATTGGCTTCAAGGTCGTTTTGAGGATTATGAAGAGGACACTAAAAAGTTTCTCTCTGTTGATAATATTCAGATAGATCAAGTAACAGGAAAACACGACTATAACTGTTTTGATTTGTGCGTTCCAACTTTAATTGCAGAAACGCCCGAAAAGGCGCAATGGATAATTGATAATACAGATTGGGGAATGTTATAATGGAATTAGATAATTCACAAATGGAAATTGCAACTTCTTTGGAGGTTGCAAAAAGTATGTCCTCTGTAAAAGTTGATAAACCTACTCTTTTCCAATCAGAAGAGTTCCAGGAAGAGTTGAGAGAAGTTGAGGTTATAACATCTCATATTCGTTCAATGCCAATAGATTCCGCTCGGAGAATGTTTTGAACCGGTGGGAGCATAAACAGAGAAGAGTTTTTATTACTCGTAGGAATAAACTTGTTATAAAAATGTATGGTTTTGGTTCGAGTGTTGCTAGTGCTTGCACTCTTAATAAATATGATAACTTAAAATCTCGATCTATCCAAATTTTCAAGATTAACGAAGATGTCAAAACTATGGTTAGCATGCATTCACCAAAATTAACCGCAGAAGAGTATTGTAAAAAACATAATCTTCATTCGGATGGAATGAGTTGGAAGTTTTTGGACACTCATCTGTTGTTACATTAACAGATGAGTGTCCAAATGATTACATCACAAAAGAAATTAACCCTCAATTTCATAAAAAAGTTGTCGATTATTGTGGTTCTGATGTTGGTACCCATGGTAAAGAACATTGTGAGAACTGTTGGTTGTTAGTTGTGGAGGAATAAATGGGCGTTGAATATACTGTAGCTTGTAAAAAATGTAAAGTTAAAAGAGATTTACATAAAATGAAGATTAGAACAGTTGTTGATATGGCTGATGCTGTGAAATTTTCAGAAGAACTTGAGTGTAAAGATGATCTTTATAGAGAGGGTTTATTATTATCCTTTATGGCCAAACATTGCCATTGTGATAGTATCGTGTACTTTTCTGAGAATGATGAAGTTTTAGAGGAAGAGTGTAGTGAATTTGAAACTGATGGAACGTTTTGGGGTGGCGCATGAATAGATATCATCATAAAAAGAGAAGAGTTAAAATCTCTCGATATAAAAAACGGTGGTTGGATTGGGATACTCACTTTAAAAAAATGATGAGTGAAAAGTGGTGGGGTAACTATGTTTTGGGGGAGTTTTTCCCACCAATTGTTCAAGATAATGCAAGCACTGGTAGTAATCCTGTTAGGTGTGCACGAGAAAGGATAGAAAACGTATGGTAACTGTTTATATGTTCAAAATGCCATTCCAAACCAATCACTTCAACCAAAATCAAAAGGTTTGGGTGCAGCAGATAACAGGTGCAATGGCTGCTAAATGTAAAGGGAAATACCGGGGTAAAAGTCGTTATCTCTCTGCTTGGGTTAATTGGGATAAAAAGAAAAGAGAGAAGTTCCCTTTTCCAAAGTTCAAGGAGATCGAAGTTAGTGAAGAGTTTGCTGAGTTACATAAACTTTATATTGTTTTAAAAAAGGAAATAAAATCAAATGAGTGAGGAAATATCAAGCTGCACTTCCTGTGGATATCAGTGGAAAACAGGAGCTGATGGTTCACATAGTTGTTTTGGTGAATTGCAGAAATTCATTAGCGAAACAGTAAAAAAATGGACAAAAGAAGCTGAAACTATGGTTTTAAAAGAGCAGTTTTTTGAGCAACACGGGATGAAACTTGATCTTTTGGTTCAAAGAGAACTCACCAACTCTCTCTATAAAAAAATTAATGAACTTGATTATAATTAACGGTAAAGGATAAAAATGCATTGTAAAAAGTACATACAATCAAAAGGTTTCCCGTTTTCTGTTGAAACAATGGGAGCTTTTGTTGGTAAAGGTCGGAGTGATCTTGGTAGAATGTATAAAAACGATAAACCAAGATTTGATAAATATTTAAAACAAGCTAATAAAAAATGGGATAGAATCAAACCTTAACATTAATTATATTATTTCTAACTTATAATTTCATATAAATAACCAAAAGGGAGGTTTTATGAAATTTATTCTATTAACACTACTTCTGCTTTTCGTTGCTGTTTTTGCCAAAGTATCAAAAACATTTGAGGAGGAAGGTTTAAAAACCTCATTATCCTCAATTGACGAAACTGGTGTAGCAGAGGAAGTGTCAAACGGGAGTGCAACTATTAATGTCGCACTTACCGGAGACGGGTTTAAGCGACTCACTCTCAAAAATGTAAGTTCAACCCCCAACCTTGTAACGGCAGGATTCACAAAACCTCGACTCCGTTATACAGAAGCGTTTCGTAGGTCAGATGATAAAGTGGGTTTGCGATTCAACACTTGCGTTTGATAATTTGACAGCGGTTAAGCCCCGCAAATTTCAATGAACATAAGGAGCCTAATATCTAAAGGCTCCTTTTTTTTATTCTTCAGTAAAATAAACTTTCTCATTTTCTAAGTAGTCCCAAAACTGGTTCCAATCAACTGTTTCTAATTCAAAGTGTTCTATACAGGTTAACCACGCTAAAATCTCCACTGCAGCGTGTCCGTATACCAATAAATCCCACAACTCATTTTGTGCTCCACTTGGGCGGTACCAATAATAAGAGTCCACGCCTTTTGCATTTGTCTTTTTTCTTCTAAACTCTTTGGTTAGCTCTGTTAATTGTGCACCTGTAATATCTGCGGGGGCGTTAAAATGGTGTGGTTTCTGTTCTCCACTATCCTCAACCCATTCTCTGCGTAAAACGGGGGCTAATCTGTCTTTGTAGTGGTCAACTGTAATTTTATAGCCTGTGGTACCTGTTTTTGTCGTAAACTCTGCAAATTCTGTTATTGTGTTGCTTTTATCGGGTCTATCTCTTCCCAAAATAGGATAAACGGAGTCGGCATAATCATCACAAAATGTCAATACAGTAGCATTTGCATAACCGGCATCAATAAAAGTTAACGCAATTCTGTATTTTTTCTTATCATCTGCAATGTAAACTTTCTCTTCAATCAACTCCCGTAGTTTTTTCCAAACAGAACTACTAATTTCGGTGCAATCTGTATCACCTTTTTCTTCCGGTTCTATCCTCATATACTCAATAACATAACATTTAGAGTCACGAGTCCAACCCATAACAGAAACTGCCAAATTATCCTTATGCACATCCACCTGCATAGTTAATAAGAGAATAGGAGAACCGCTCCACTGTTTTGCATATTCATTAGGTATCATTCCAAAACGATAAGCCCAACGCCTGTGCAAAGAAACAGCGGTAAAACTAATTTTAGAACCAAGGATTTTAAAAGGTTCAGCTAAAATATTATTATAAAATTGTTGATAAGCTTTTATATCTATAACCTTTTTTGCAACCGGATCAAATGCCTGTAAATAGTCACTAACGCATTTAGACCACGGAGCAAGACCGTTAGGAGAGTAAAGGGCGGGTAAATGATAGGACCGTATACCAGCCTCTGCAGGAGTAGCCGTTGGCATCCAGTGTGCACCGTGTTCTTCAGAGTATAATTTACGTTTGTCGTGCTCAAAATGTTCAACCCCGCAGTTTTGGCAGCAATAACGTACAGACTCTAAATTTAATGAGCCATTATCATCATAATCCCATTGGAACCCTCCAATAATACCGTTCTCTTTGTTTACTGTCTCCCATTTTAAAAATTGAGGGAACCCACAGGATTTGCAGAGAACCATATATTTTCTCTTATCACCTCTATTATAAGCCTTTTCAATTTTAGATGTTCCATATAATAGTGGTGTAGATCCACGAAATATTTTTCTTCTCTCCCAAAATCCAGAACAACGTGCATCACTCAACTTATCAGGACAACCATCTTTACCAACATATTCAGGCCAACCGTCCAACTCATCTTTCATCATGATAGCAATAGAGAACATTCGCATTTTTGTTGCATTAATAGCACCAAATGGATATAAAACTCCACCACCCGCAAATTGTAAATGTTTGGAAGTTTTACCAGTTTTTTTACTATTACCAACATCATTCGAACGGATAATATCCGCAAAGCCGGATTCGTTCAACATAGGTATAAAAGAGTTTTCTATTCTCGCATCTGCTAACTCTTTGTCTGCAGTCATAAACATCATAGGGAGCGTTTTAATATGCCCCATATAATAAAGAGCACCGGATTCTAAAAGAGTGGTATAGGTAATCTGCACCCCTTTTTTTAAATTCACCTCACGCACCGGAGAATCAACATCAAAGCAATTAATTATTTCTCGCATATACGGGTTTACATCATAACGAATATAACCAGGCATAGGGGTAACAGATGGGGGGAGATATCTATTTTGTTCATTAAAATCAGATGGAGATATATGGGTAATACTCTCTGTAAAGTTCCCGACCTCATTGGATAACCAACTAGCTCCCAAATCACTAATTATATTCATCAAGAGTCCTTTTTATCTTTGCTTTTAATGGTCGTATAAAACTAGAAATTTGATCAACTACCACCTCTTCACATTCTTTACTAGATTCATTTGACTTAACCATTGCAAATAATTTTTGAGTAATAGTTCTTGCACCGTCTGTTAATAATTTTATATGCGCTTCATCTATTGGATCAAGCAATCTAATTTTTACAAGTTCACGGGAAATTAATTTATTTGTTGCTTCCGCATTTTTAATTCTCTTTTCATTTATCATCTCAATTTTTTGGATAGCTTTTAAATAATCAACAAAACGCGTATCAGTTCCAAAAATATCAATAATCTCTCTTAATGTCATATCTGCAAATGCTTCAATATCTTCCGGTATATGATAAATAATATCATCATCAGAGTAATCACCAAGCTTTTTCTTTTCAGCAGCTGCAGCAGTTCCACGTATATGAGGTTCTTTTATAATAGGGACTTCAAAATTTTGTGTTGGTTCAGGTTCTTTTTGTTGTGGAAAATCTGTTTTAAGTCGAGGGGAGACAGTTTTTTTCTTTGGTATTATGTCAGCAGCTTTTATTTGTTCAAATATTTTTTTTGCACGGTCAGCCCCAACACCTAAAGCAGATCGTAAAAAACCAGCAGTCCATTTTTCAGCGTTTTGGCAAGCAATTAATGCATCATTATAAAGAGGATCTATTCCAGGAGCAACAGATTCTCTTTTCCTAGATTTTTGTTTATTAAGATATTCAATTGCAACAGGGTGGTTTTCATTAATTCTATTTCCAACAACAGCTGGTTTTAAAATTTTATCACAAGCTTTAGAAATTGCAGCTTGAGAAACTTTTGCTTTGACTGAAAACTGTTTTTGTGTAATAAGTAAATTAACCATAGACATAAAATATATAAATGTGTCTAAAGTTAAGAGAAAATAAAAAAAAGTGAATTTGTGTGCGGCCCGATCGACGGAATCAAAAC